TTCATTGTATGCCTATGATAGACTCTACCTGGACAGGGGAGGTGTAATGGATAAAATTAATCCTCCTTACTATAAGAAAAAAATAGAAGTTACTGATTACATTATTGAATACGACATGAATTTTTTAGAGGGTAACATTATTAAATATGTAACTCGCTACAAAGAGAAAAATGGAATTGAAGATCTTAATAAAGCTAAATGGTATTTGGAGAAATTGATACAATGTACAAAGAAGTAAAAGATAGAATTAAAGAACATGAAGGTTTTAAGTTAGAACCTTATCAGCTTTCTTATAGAACTAAAGATGGTAAGAAAGTTAAAGAAGATTTTTGGACAGGTGGCTATGGCCACAAGTTAAGTAAAGACGAAGAAGTACCAACAACCAAAGAAGGTTGGGATCTTTTATTTGAAAAAGATTTTGAGGAGGCTTTAAAACAAGCCAACCATTTTATTGATAAAGATAAAATAAAGTTTGAGGCTTTTACTATCCTGATAGAAATGTCTTATCAAATGGGTAGTAGCATACATCAATTTAAAAACCTCAAAATGAACCTTGAAGATCAAAATTATGTCCTGGCTAGTGATAGCATGATGGATAGTAAATGGGCCAACCAAACTCCTAGCAGAGCATCTTGGCTAAGTTTATTAATGAGGGATTTATGAAAATTATAATTACAACACTATTAACTGCATTAGTTGCAATAGAATTTTGTAACTTAGTTATCTACTATCAACAAGTAGGAGGTGGTTTATGTTAAATTTATTAATTAAACCTTTACTCGGAGTAGCAGGAGATGTTGTTAAAGGAGTAGTGGCTACAAAAAAAGCTAAAGCAGAACAAAAATTAACCAAAATAAAAGCTGAAACTTCCCTTATGGAAAAAAAAATAAAGGGAGAAATTGATTGGGATATTGAAGCAATTAAAGGAGCAAAAGACTCGTGGAAAGATGAGTGGATTTTAATTTTATGGAGTATTCCAATGATAATGATTTGGATTAAACCATTACAACAATTTGTTGAAGATGGTTTTATTGCTTTGCAATCTGTTCCTGACTGGTATTTTTATAGTTGGGGAGCAATTATTTCTGCAAGTTATGGCATGAAGGGTGTAACTAAATTTTTTAAAAAATAGGAGTAAAATATGGAACAAATTAAATCATGGTTTTTAAGTCTAGGAAAACGAAAAAAAACATTAGTAGTTTTTGTAGGCGTAATCGTATTATTAGTTATTCTTTCTAAAATAGGAATAATCTAATGGCAAGAGATATGGAAAAACAAATTAAAGAACTTAAAAAACAAAATTCATATCTCTTAGATAGATTAGATAAAGCATATAATGATAAGATGTTATTACGACAACAAAACATAAAATCACAATCAACAGTAGAAACAGTTAAGGAAGCAATAATACAAGATGGCAAAGTATCAAGGTAAAACTGTACCTCTTAACAAACCAATGAGAGGTGATGTTAAAAAGTTTAAAGTTTTTGTTAAAGATGGAGATAAAGTTAAAAAGATTAACTTTGGTGATAAATCTATGACTATTAAAAAAAATAATCCTGCTAGGAAAAAATCTTATTGTGCAAGATCTGGTGGGATTAAAGGAAAGAATAATAAACTATCTGCTAACTATTGGAGTCGCAGAATGTGGAACTGTTAGTGAGAAGTATAACAGAAGATATACTCTCCTGGTCAAAAGATTTTTTAGAACAACCTAACAAACACATTAATAATTTACCTGTTTGTCCTTATGCAAAAAAGGCAAGAACAGATAACAAAGTATCTATTATTGAACATAATGATAGCAATACTTTATTAGAAGAAGTTATTAATCAAGCTAATAGTTTTAAAGATACTAACAAACAAATTTGTATTGTTGCTTGTAATGATTTGTCTATAGATGCTGATGAGTTACACAATTACATACACGCATTAAATTTTGTTTATGTGCCACAAGATATTTACTTAATGCCATTTCACCCTGAAGATGGTGAAGAAGAAATAGATTTTTTACAAGATACACATTGGGAAAGTGATAACGAGTTTCTTATGGTTTTAATACAACCATTTGATGAGTTAGAGAGAGCAAGTTCTCAGCTAACAAAAACAGGATATTATAATAATTGGCCAAAAGATTATTATGATGCAACTGTCAATAAACGAAAACAATATAGGAGATTGCGTCATGAGAGGCATGAAGAAAAGAGCTAAGAAAAAAGACAAAAAGAAAAAAAATAAAAAGAAAAATAAGAAGAAGTAATGTCTAAAAAAGTATGGGAAAAACCTAGACCAAAAGGTTTAGGCAAACCAAAACCATTTAATAAATCTTCAACGAAATACAAAAGTGTTAAAGCAAAAGCAGACAAAAAGTTTGGCAAGAAAGTAAGTCTTGTTAAAAATATGTGGATTGCAAAACAAATGAAGGCTTAAAATGAGAATGGTTTTAGTAACCTGGTTAGATACCAATGAAAATTCTGTAGGTGGTTGGATTGAAAAAGATGATTTAGATAAATCTGAAGTTTGTTCTGTAGATTCACTAGGTTGGCTTTACAAAGAAAATGATGAATTAATTGTTATATTAGCTGATAAAGATACACATGATAAAGATGATATTTATGGTAGATCTCAGGTTATTCCTAAAGGTGTAATTAAGAAGATTCAGAATTTACAGGAAATATAAGAGGACTTTCAGTTTTTTCTATTTCTCTTGGTTTGTATTCTTTTTCATTTTCCTCTACAATTAATTTATATTTAATTATTAAATCATCAATAGCTTCAATCATCATAGGACAATGTTTATGTTTTTTAATATTTTGAAGTTCATCTATAAATGTTAGATATTCAATCATTTTTTTGTAATTGTATTTTTTTGTATTGAGAAGATAGTTCTAAAATTTTATTTATGTCATGAGGATAAAAATATTGTTTGTTTCCTAAATAACGAAATAAACTTTCATCATTAGGAAATTCTTTTTGTAAATTATTAATATTTTTAATTAATGTTTTTTCATGTATTTTAAATTTATTTGCTAAATCTTTTCTAAATAACCACTCGTTCATAATAATTCTCCTTGCCTTTCATCTTTCGGTTTCCATTGGTAATAAAATAATTCGTGCATATTTTTTGAAAACTTATCAGGCACAGAATATCTTTTTATTGGGTTATCTAGCTGAGAGTAAGGTACTAACATTTCTTCACCCTCAACTTGTATCGTTAAATCATCAAATTCTTTTTTACATTTCTTAATGTATTTATCTCTCACAGCAACTAAACTTCCATACTTACTTTTTACTTTAACTATCATGTACTAAATCCTGACAGTTTCATTTCTGCTCTCTTGATACTGTTGCTATCTAAAATAAATTGTATCTTTGTTTCAACCCTCTGCATTTCAGCATAGGCCTCATCTTTTAACTTATCAGCCATTTCTAATTGGGTAACTACTTCCTGGACTTCCTCGTTAATCTTAGCCTTAGCTTTTGCATCATCAACTGAGTTCTTTTCCTCTGATTGAAAACGATACTGTAAATATTTCTGATTAATCTTTTTATCTTTAAGATCTACAAGCTGATTATATACTCTAAAACATTTACGATAATCTATAATGGCTTGTTTCTTTTCCTCAGCAATCATGTGAGGATCGTATTTATGTATTCCTTTATCTAATGTCATCTTCAAGCCTATCTGCAATTAATCTGAGAGTATTAATTCTTATTTGTTTGTTGTAGTCTTTATCCTTATGACAAAGTTCATGACATTTTCTGCAAAGACAAGTTAAGTTCTCAATGTAATCTTTACATTTACTCCCACCTTGACCTCTGGCTGAAATATGATGAATGTCGCAACCTTCCCAACTACTACAACCAAAGCATTGATACGATTGAACCATTGTTAATTCATCATTCCAAAATGTCGTAAAAATTTTAGTATGTTTTTGCATTTTTAATTTTACGCAAATAGTATGAAACCATTTGTCTATCTTTGTTTATAAAATCTGCTATCTTAGAAGTGTCAGCATTTTTTATTTTAATTGCTTGTTTAACAAATTCAATTCTTGCCTTTATTAATAAGGCATCTTTTCTTCTACTTGTAAATAATTCTATTGATATGTCATAATCATTACATACAGCAGATCGTAATTCTGTAAGTGTTGAATTTTTGTTAATGTGAAATGTTTTTTGTGTTTTGAAAATTGGATTATCACATATCTTTTTTAATATGTGTATTTCTTCCTCAGTAAATGGTGAGGACATTTTACTATCCTCACTATCTTTTAATTTTTCTGAGATCATTAACATTTATTTTTTCTGCTTCCCAATACAAGTACATTTCTCGTTTTTTTTTTTCTTCAGAATTATTCTTTGGTTGTTCATCAAGGGGAAACCTATCCCAACCATATTTAGTTCTAAGTATGTGTTCTATTTTATCAGTATTAATTTTCATTATTTCCTCGCAGATAAAAATATTGTGGTAGCGTGTTTTTGCTGTGCATCAGGAGGGCATCTATTGTACCAATCCTTTTGCTCTAGCTTACTTACAATAACGCCTAACTGATCTATCATATCATCAACATTACTTGTTCTTGTTGGTTCAGATACATTTGCTCCATGATTGAATGATGTGTCAGCTTGTGGTGGTGCTGAACCATTAGCTAGTTTAGGCATTTTATTTATAATACCCATTTGCTTAGGTGATGGTGTGTAAGAACCATTTTTTTGATCGTCATAAAATTGTTTCTCCCAATCATTACACTCAGCGTAATTTACTCTCGCCATTTCTTCTTGCATTGTTGCCATATTAATATCCCCAAATTTCCTTTCTGATCTTTGTTACTTTAGGATCATAATTCCAAATCCAATTATCTAAATCAGGAACTATTAATTTCTTCATTTCTTCCTTATCTTCACATTTTGATAAGAAACTGTGCATAGAGATAATCATATCTCTAAAAACTCTTTGATATGTGCCTGTGTTCTCTAGGTTAAACCATTTGGTACTATTTTTTCCTCTACTGACCACAGAATATAAAACTTTATTTTCTACATTAGATGTACTTGTATAATAAGATTGTTGCAGACTTACTGAGTTCGTAAGTGTTGAGGGCATACGACCAGATGATTTAAGATCTACTTTAAAATAAATATTATCTATTGGTGTCAGTAATCCAAAATCTGTATAGCCGATTATAGGAATATCTAAGATCTTACTTTCTTGTTTTTCTTGAAAATCCTCTAACTCAAATTGTTTTAACTCTTTCCAAAAGCCTTTTATGTATAATGGTATGTTTGTTCTCTCAGTAGATCTTTTAGGATCTTCTTCTAAATTCTTTTCTTCAACAGCTTTATCAAAATAATATAAAGCATCTTTAATCGCATCTTCTTCACTCATACCCTCAAAGAGTTTAAGTGTACCATGCTCGGCCCAAGTTCCTCTCTCCATAGCACAGCTAGAACCTTTAAACTTATGTATGTAAGAAATATAAAATCCTGGTCTATCAGTTACAAACTTATTTATTCTTGAAAAAGATAAAGGAAGTAAATCAAACCTCTCAAATGGTTCTAAAGATAGGTTCATATGGCGAACCCACCTAAGAAAAAATTAATTATAATTACTTGGGAGGAATAATATAAAAAATTGAATAAGTTCGCCATAAAAAGAATTATTATAGAAAAAAAAATAATTTACAAGAAAAAAAATAAAGTTATTGTTTATTTAAGAAAATTCCATTAAGAACAAAAAGAGAATGAATATTTGTAAAAGTTGTAATAGGCCATTAGATCTTAAATATTACCCTACCAGTAAGGAAAAAAAGATCATTAGGTTTATCTTAACTTTTCAGGAAAACAACAAAAAAACACCTAGTTTTAGAGAGATAGCAGAGCATTTTAACTCTAAAGCTATAGGAAATATCCATAAATCACTTCATAAACTACAAGATAAGGGTTTTCTCCACATGGTTGCAGGGGAATATAGATCAATCACAATTTTAAGGGAGAAAAATTGACAGGGTATATTAAAATTGAGAGGGCCATATTCCACCACCCAAGTTTAAATAAATCTAATAGGCAATTTTGTGAGGTAACAGCTTTTATTTGGTTATTAACTGAGGCTAGTTTTAAAGATAGAATATTTAGAATTTATGAACAAGAAATAGAATTAAAAAGAGGTCAGTTATGTTGTTCTTTAACTTATATGGCTGAGGCTTGGAATTGGGAGGCAACAAAAGTAAGATATTTTATTGATAAACTGCGACAACATAACAGCATAACGAGCCACAGACCGATTGGCACACCGAAGCACATACCAAATGTCCTTACAATCTGCCATTATGACGAGTACCAACACACACCGAATGGCACAACGATTAGCACAACGAACAGCAAGAAACAGAATAAAGGAAAGAATACATTAAAGAATAAACTATATAGAGATAACTTTGATATATTTTGGAGTAAAGTTAATCGTAAAATATCTAAAGGACAATCACAAAAAGCATACAACAAATTAGCTGAGGAGTGGGGTAGTAAACCAGAGGCCTTAGCTGAGTTATACAATAAGCATTGTTCATCAGTAAATGAGATACAGTTTAGTCAACACCCATCAACCTGGATTAATGCACAAGGTTATTTAAACCAAGAAATTACTCCTGAGCCTACCTCTACTGAAAAAACTTATAAAGACTATGTGTGGTTTGTTCAAAAAGGAATGAGAAGTACCAGAATTTCTGACGATATGGTTCGTAAAATGAGAAAAGAAGGCCTTATTACTGAAGAACAGTTTAAAGCATGGTAAAAAAGAACAAAAAAAAGAATAAAAAAGAGAAACAATATGTTTCTACTGAAATAAAAGACTTAGGATCTCAACAATTATTTCAATTAGATGGAAAATTGTATCGTACAGGTGATTTTAGACAAATGGTAATGGGTTTAAAGCACTTATATTGTAAAATTAACTCAGTTTTAGAGAATTATTACTTTAGAAATCAATTAGATCCACAAAATCATAAAAAAAATGCTCTTAGATATGTAGCAGGAATGAAAATAGAGTATTTAGCTGTCTATTCAGGCAAAACCAGATCACCAACATTTAATTGGGATAGACTTCAGGGTATTCCTCTTGGAAATGAACTTTTTAATGTTCAAAAATATGACGCTGAATTTGAATACAATGAGGCTATGAAATCAACAAAGAAATATCAATCTATTGTATGGGAAGTTATCATTGATAATAAGCCATGTGGTAGAGGTAAAAAATTTGAAAATTTTAAAGAAAGTTTAGATATGTTGATTGAACATTTTGATATTAAGTAGTATAAGACTAAAACCCTAGATTGAGTATCACTACTCGCTTTCATGTCTAGGGTTTTTTGTTCCTTAAATGTTACCCTTGTGAAACTTACTCGTTATTTGCTATAAATCTTCAAGATCTATAATTAGGTCTAAAAATAATCAAAAAATATGAATCATGCAACCAGAGATAATTCTTTGGGTTCATGTCTTAACACGCAACATTTCAGACAGCTTAGGATTAACAGAACCGAATAATGATAAAGCAGATTGGTACTTACAACGACAAGCTAAAAATTGGATAGGGAGTAAAGATTTTAATTATATTTGTGAATTAATAGATTTGAACCCTAATAATGTAATACAAATATATGAAGAAATTAAAAAAAGACAAAAATCTTTTACCCAAGAAGAAAACTATCAGTTCATTGTCAGAGGAATTTTGCGTCTTAAATGATTTATTTGTTCAATTTTATATTGTATATGATGAAACTAATAATCCGAATGTATTAATGAATATAAAAGGTTATCAAGATAAAGACCATTGTTTTCAATGGATAGAAGAATTTAAAAAAATACAAGAATTTAATTTTATAGATGAAAATGCAACAATCCATTAGTGTACCTAAAAGAGCCAACAGACCAGCAAAATATAAATCTTCAATCATGACTAGATTGTTTGAATTAGTAGCTGAGGGTAAAACAACTCGTCAATGTGTTAAAGAATTAGATGTTTCCTGGCCTACTCTTAGAAAATGGTTAAATGAAAAAAACTATCAATCACTTTATAGAGTAGCACAATCAGATCAAGTTACACTCAATCATGAAAATTTAGATAAGATCTTAGATGATGCTTATTTAAAGGCCCAAGATAAAAAGCTAACCATGACAGAAGTAAAACTAATAGAATTAATACAAAAGAATTATCATCATAAAAATAGTAAATTACAAAATCATATTTGGGGTTCTGAAAAGCAAACAATGTCAATTAGTGATACTAAGGGTAATGAATTTAAAGTAGAATGGCAAAAATAATTATTTAACATAATATTCTATATCTTTCCAAAAAGGATTTTTTTTATTATTTTCAATTAACTTTTGTTTACCATCTAATAACCATACTCTATAACCATTACCTACATTTCTACCATAAACATATTGAACAGTAGTTTGAGATTCTTCTAATCCTCTATCTTTATGAAATTGATGTTTATAATATAAAGTATTAGGGTATAAATCATAATTTCTACCTATATAATCTCTTAAACAAGTAGCAAAAGAAATATAATCTTTTTTTTCTTTAAAAAAAACACTATCACCAAATTTCATTTTTTCAAAAATTTCTATATATTTTTTTTTATGACTTGTATTATTAGGTCTTTGTAAGGGTATATTACTCTCAATTTTTAATTCACTCATTGTTTACCTTGTTTTTTTATGTTTAAAGTAGGCCTATAAAGACCTACTAATATTTATTTAAAACTAAATTAATATAAATTAAGAAACATAAATAAATAGTTCTTCATAATCATCAAAATCTGGTTCTTCACAAACTGACTCAATAGAGTGTCTATTTGTATTACCTGTATTAAATGTAATTATTTCTCTATCTAAATGTTTTTCTTCAATTTCATTTAATAGTTCTTTTAATTCTCTAGCTGTCATTACACAACCTCATTATTATAATTTAACATTATTTACCTCGCTTAATATTCAATATTGGTATCAAAACTAACTTTAATTTTGTAACCATATTGACCTTGTTTATCAGTATAAAATTTTATAATTTCATATAAATCGCCTAAATCATAACAATTTTCTTCTTCATATAAAATCTTTGTTGTAATTTTAGGTTTTTTATAATCAATACTTTTATTCTTTTTATGATCCCAATAATCAGTTTCTGTTTTAACTGATTTAATTACTATATTATTATAATTTAACATTATTTACTCGTTTTCATTTTATTTAAAGTTTTTTTTGCTTGATTATAAAAATATTTATCATCAGGCATACAAACATCAGTACCTTCATCATAGTTACAAACAAAACACCAATCAGAGGGTAAAGAATTTTTTTCTTTATGGTTTTCGTTTACATTAGCACTTCCACAGCTAACACAAACTACAATACCATCTTCAATTATATCTCTATAAGAATAAGACATCTATTTACTCGCTTTCATTTTTTCAAACTGTTGTGGGGTTAATACTCTTTTAGAACCATCTAAAAGAATAAAGATAAAATACGAATAGACCTTATTATTTTTAAAAAGGTCTACTCGCTTAATAGATTTGAAACTAATCATTATTTAAATACTTATCTTCATAGTATTCACGACAAAGTTTAATTAATTCTTTTTTACTATAAGCATTTATTAAACCTGGATCTGATTTGGCCCACAAAAACAATTCGTTTTTTAACCAATCTCTATAATGCTTATTCATAAGCTAACCAAATAAGGCACAAACAAACAAACAATATTAAACAACATGATAGATATAAAAAAATATTTATTCATTATGCCT